TTCCAGGACTTGCCGGACGCGGGGTTCCAGACGACGGGGATTCGCCCCGCGGCGTTGAATGTGATCTTCAAAGTGTCGGTCTCCTCGACTGTGGGTTCGGAGGGGCGGGAGGACTCCTTGACCAGGGGCTCTCCGGGGAGGTTGACGCCGGGGATCGGGTCGACCACGGCGACGTAGCCGCCGTTGTGATGCCAGGGCTCGACGCGGACGAAGTTGGCGCCGGTCCACAGGATGCCGCGGTACGGGGCTCGCATGTGGAGCCAGTCGAACTCGGCCTGCGTGAGGGCGCGGTTGACGCCGTCGGCGCTCGTGATGCCGAAGTCGAGGGCGGAGCCGCGGGACGCGTCATGCGTTGAGGTGTACGGCGATGCCGCGAGGGCGCCGTGCTGCTGGAGGTAGACGACGTAGTAGAGGTAGTCCTGGCGCTCCGGCGAGCGGATGCCCTCGTTGACCGTGAGCCGGTCACCGTTCTTGGCGACCTGGGTGTCGAACTCGTAGCAGAGGGAGGCGACCTGATTGGCGACCGCAAGGGATGCGACATACTGCATCTCGTTGTAGAGGTCGGGGTACGAGGACTTTCCGACGGGGTATGGCACTGGAATCTCCTAGTTGTCTGCGATGAATGGCGGGTAGCCGCCGAAGTCGAGCGCGCCAGAGCCGGTTCCGGATGGGCCGATGAGGTCGATCGCGCCGCCCGCAAGTACCGAGACGATCCACTGCGCAGGCGAGGCCGTGCCATTGCGGTCGATCCACGCCCGCCGCTGGCGTCCGGGGCGGAAGCCGACGGGCAGGATAAACATGCGGGTGTTTGCTGCGGACGGGGTGACTAGTCCGTCGAAGTAGACCACGCCGTTGAACCGCCGGTATCGGAAGGGTGACCCGCTGACGTTTGTGCCGCTGGACAGCGTCGGCGTAATCCAGCCGGTGTCTCCGAGTTGGAAGGAGGTACCGTCAGGAGCACGGAAGTCGGTAGCAGTGATATACACGTTGGGCGTATTACCGTCCGGGTCTCCGGTCATAACCGGTACCTCAGTGCGCACCCCATTGTTTGAGTAGCCGTAGTGCAAGCGGTCGAACGTACCTGCAATCACCGAACGAGTTCCGGCAGACCCGGTCTGACGAACCGCGCCGATAATGCGCTGATTAGTGACCGCATCCCAGATTTCGTCCGCAAGGAGCGGGCCCTTGACTACCATCCCTTCGGCAACAGCCGAGATGGTACTGGTAAGTGAGGTGCCGGTGTAAGTAAACCCCGCCCGCACATAAGGCGCGGGCGAGATTGAGCAAGTACATTCAAGGGTGCTGCCACCAGGAACTGCCCGGAAGCACTGCCATTGATGGCCTGCAACACCAGACTTGCGCCAGTGACGATGCCGTAGTTCTGGCCGCCGAAGATTCGCCCGGCTAGTGCGTTAGACGCGTTGTACACGTCCATGCGAGTCTGGAGCAGTTCCAGCCGCTGGCCCGTAGTGGCGGTTTTGATAGTCCCACCTACCACGGTAAGGCCGTTGATCGTCTTACCGTTGAGGGTGTCAAGGTTGATCTCGTTCGCAGTGATCGTGTTCGCGGCGATCTCGTTGGCGGTAAGGGTACCCGCCTTGATGTTGCCTGCAACGATGGTGTTCGCTGCGATGTTGCCGCCGGTGATGGTAGCCGCTGCGATCTTGGCACCGGTGATCTCCAGGGCCTTGATGTTGCGGGCCAGAATGGCGTCCGCTGCGATCTCGCGCGAGGTGATCGTGTCAGCCGCGAGCACGGCTGCGGTGAGCGAGCCAGCGGCGATGCGCGCGGCGTCGATGAAGCCGGAGGTCAGCCGGGCGGCGCTGAGGTTGCCGAAGGTGCCGTCGTCGAGGACGGTCGCGACCCACTTGACCGTGTCGTCCGTGTAGACGTAGTAGCCGGTGACGTGGTAGTTGGAGTCCCAGACGAACCACTGAGCGCCGGGCTTGCCGGGATCGGCGGCGGTCGGTGCTCGGTTCGTGTAAACGGCTCCGCCGCCTGCTGCGGCTGCGGCGTCGAGTGCTTCCTGCGCCTTGACCAGTGCCTCATCGGCGGCCTGGGAGGCTTCCTCGCCAGCAGCAAGGCCAGCCTCCTCGGCCGCGTCGGCAGCGTCCATTGCGGCCTGGACAGCCTCGGATGCTTCCTGGAGGCGGGTCTCGTTGAGGTCGAGTGCTTCCTGGAGGCCCGGGATGGTGAAGACGATAGACTCGTTTGCGCCGACCACGACGTCGCCGAGGACGATGGACTCATCGTTCTCGCCGACGTCAATGGTGGAACTGTCGAGTTGCGTCGCGTTCCGCGAGCCGACGCGGTCCTCGATGTCCTTGATACGGGCGGCGAGGTCTTCGAGGTTAGACACAGGGCCTACCTTCCGTAGGTGAAGGAGTCCGACCGCGCCAGTTTCAGGGTCGCGGTGGAGTCCGAGGTGAGGGCCCACGAGACGATTCGGTGCTAGAGGCGGAGACGGCCGATGAACGGCACGTCGACCTGGACGAGGATGTCGTCGCCCAGGGCCCAGGAGCCGATGCGCGCGTTGTCGTGGTTGCGAACAGTGATCTGCTCGATGGTGGTGTTCGCGAGGCCGTGTGCGAGGGCGTTGCGGGCGATGGCGCGGAGCGTGTCCGAGGACTTGACGTTCTTCGCGCTGACGACGTCGACACGGCGGAGGCGGCCGTCGTCGATGGAGGTCGTCATCTTCTTCATGCCCTTGCCCTCGCCCGCGCCGAGGCCGAAGATGCTGTTGGCGTAGGAGTCGCCGTTGGACTTCGGGACCGGGACGTCGATGATGTTGTCGCCCTGGACGAAGAGCAGGTCGTCACGGCGCCGACCGGCGCGAGGGTACGCGACGGCGATGGTGTGCGTGATGGCGGTCTTGTCCGCGTTCCAACGGTGCGACTCGGTGAAGTCGAGCGGGGTCTCTGCAGCGAGCGAGGCGATCTTGGAGCCACAGTCGGGGGCTTCCCACCAGAGCATCTTGTAGGCGCCGCCGTCGGCGTCCATGACCTTCTTGGCAGCGTCCATGACTGCCTTGGCGGTGTCCTGGACCTTCTTCGCAGCGTCACGGACCTTGGCCTGGTTGTCGGCTGCCTTGTCGGCGTTGTTGTACGAGGTGACCGATGCGTTGTAGTCGGCCAGTTTCGCGTTGTAGGCCACCTGGGCCGAATTGACCGCAGCGGTGGCGGCTGCGATCTTGGCCGGGTCCTTGGTCTTCTTCGCAGCGACGAGGGCGGACTTGGCTGCCGAGAGCGTACGGTTCGCGGAGACCTTGGCGGCGCTCTGCGCGGTGCGGACCTTGCCGCGGCCGGTGGCGTACGCACGGAGGTCGGTGTACTCGTCGCGCTCTAGAACGTACGTGCGCTTTTTGGCGGCGTAGTCGTCGGCAGCGGCGTTGTACTTCGACTCGGAGGTGGAGCCGAGACGGACCGGGGTGGTGCCGGTGACGTTGACGCCGAGGTCGCCACGATTGAAGCCCTGGAGGTGGCTCCAGATTTCGCGCATGATGTCGGCGGGGTCTTTCTGAACGCCGTAGTAGGCGCCGAGGTAGGGCTGGCCGCTCGGGTAGGTTGAGAAGGAGGCAGCCTCGATGTTCCAGGACTTGCCGTCGCTGGAGAGTTCGGAGGTGATGACGATGCCGCCCCACTTGATCTCGCCGTCCGCCTCGGCGAAGATGAGGGTGCTCCATTCTTCGAACATGGGACGGCCGTCGCCTGCGCGCATGGCACCGGTGTCGGGGGAGATGGTGCCCTTGAGGGAACCGGCGGCGGACAGCGCCCAGGTCAGTTCACTGCGGGTGACGAAGGGGACTTCCAGTTCGAGGAAGTCCCCTGTTGTCGCTCGCTGAGCGATGTAGCGCCATACTGCCACGGGTCAAACCGTCTTTTCGTAGAAGGTGACGCGGTAGACCATCTGGGAATACTGGTCGTACGTCAGCGAGTTCTGGTTGGACGAGCCCTTGCGGAAGTGCACGTACGGCTTGAAGTTCTGGCCCGCGTACGCCGAGATGTTGACGTAGATCGAGGCCAGGTGCGTGAAGCGAACCGAACTGCCTGCCGTGTCGACGTTGTACGCCATCGTGTCCGTACCGCCGATGACGGTCGTACCCGCGGTGTTCCGCGCGGAGAGGGTCGCGAAGCCGTTGGAGTTACCTGCGGCCGAGACTTGCGAGATAGTCAGGTCGATGCGCGCGTACGTCGCCCAGTCCGGGACCGCGAGGGTCGGCTGGTAGGGCGGGAACGCCGTGTCGCTCGTCGAGTTCATCGTGCCGGTTACGGTGCCGAGGTTCGCCGCGACGACCGTGGTCTCGCGGGGGTTCGCGACCGAGCGCAGGTCCGTAATCATCGCGTTCGTGATCGTGGCCGTACTGACCGGGATGTCAATCCGCGCGAGCGTGATGGCCGACCGGCCTTCGTAGCCGGAGACGTCCTGGAGGCGGGTTGTGGTGTTCGGCACGTTCGGGATGACGCGGACGAAGACGTAGGGGCCTACGGTGACGTCGGCCGGGTCCTGCCAGGGCTCACCCGACATGAACGGGTCCTCGACCTGGAGGACAATGAGGTCCGAACGACCACCGCTGGAGGACGTTGCCGCGACCGAGGCGGTGGTGGCGGTGGGGTTGCGGGCCATGTAGGTCTGGAGGTCACCGCCCACGGCGCGGTTGAGGATGACTCCCGCGCCGGGACGAACCTGCACCTGTGCGCTGGGCGTGCCGGTTGCGACGACCTTGAGGTTGCCGGGGAGGACAACGCCCTCGGCGCCGTTGGTTGCTGCGAACGCGAGGAGGCGTGCGACCTCGGGCGAGTGCTGGGCGCCGCCGCCGACGAACCAGGGGACAGAATCGAGAGGCAAGATGATCTCCTAGAAGGTCGGGTAGGCGTCGCGCCAGTTGACGGTTGCGGAAGGCGTGCCGGTAGAACTTGCCCCGCGAAGGGAGAGGTTCCAGCGGCCAGGCGGGACCGCAGCGTCAGAGAGGCGGTCGTACAGCGGCATGAGGCTGCCCGCGACGCTGCCGTTGCCCTGCTTGATGGTGCGGGCCCACGGCGCGGTGTCGATGACGACCTGCTTGTCGTAGGCGATGGTCATGTTCAGGCCAAGTTTAAACAGGCCCACGACCTCGATGGTCGGGTTGGTGATCGGGCCCTTGATCGTGAACTTGGGCCAGATGGCCTGGTTGCCGCCGACGGTGAAGGTCTGCGAGCGGTCTGAGGTCAGCGTGGTCGCCAGCGGCGAGGCGAGTGGGGCCATGAGGCCGCCACCTGCTGCCGGGACGAGGTTGACGGTAGCGGCCTGCTGGGGGCCGTACCAGAGGTCGTCAGCCATGACGAAGTCGCACGTGACGGCGGTGAGGCCGAAGGGTGTGAGGTCGTACTTGGGCTGGAACCGGCGGGGTCGGCCGATGGCCGAGCGCCCCGTGTGAGTGGTCAGGAGCGCGGTCGCGCCGGGCTCCGTGCGGATCGAGTCCGCGCGCCAGGCCGTGGCGAGGGCCGCGAGCAGTGTCGCAGCCTCCGCCTCGGTCTGGCCGTTGACCTCGATGTCGAGGGTGACGGTGGTGCCGCCACGAAAGTCCTCGCCGAACAGGATGCCGTCACCACGTGGGCGAGCGGCGTCCTGGTCGGAGATGTCGATGTTGGACACCGACGGAGGGGCGGACTGCGGAAACACGTACTTCGAGTTGACAGTGCCAAAGGCGAAGTTCGTGCCCGCGTAGGTCAGGCGCCAGTCGTTCAGCACTTAGCGACCTCCTCGGTCAAGGTTGCGCAGGTAGAAGTTGAGTTCGTCAACGACTCCTGCGTTCGAGTCCTTGGCAGTGGTGAGGTTCACCGTGCCGATGTAGGCGCCGCTGCGGGTCGTGGACGCCGCGGATGCGAGCGCCCCACGGACGCCGTCACCGGTCACCGGTCCGACGTCGACAGCGTCGAGGCCAGAAGGTGCCTGGAAGGTGGCGTTCATGACCTTACGGAGCGACGACTGACGGTCGCCGATGCCGTCCGCGAATCCGTCAACCAGCGACCGGCCGCTGTAGAGCGTCCAGCCCTTACCGGAGAACGGGCCCGTCTTCGCCGGGGAGAACGGGAAGAAGTCACGGGCCGCGGAGACGACCTTGTCGACTGCCCCCTTGACCAGGCTGACACCGGCCGTGATACCCTTGATGAAGCCCTCGATGAGGGCCTTACCGGACTTGACCAGCCAGGTCCCGGCTCCGGCGAGGAAGCCGATGACCTTGCTTTGGATGCCACGGATGGCGCCCATCATGAGGCTAATGCCTGCGTTCAGGGCTGCGATGATGCCGTCCCACGCTGCCTTGAGCGCAGTGCCGACGATCTGCCAGGTCGCGTTCCACACCGTCTTGATGACGCTGAGGGCGGCGGTGATGGCAGCCTTGATGATGTTCACAGCGCCGACGACGACGCCCTTGATGACGCCCCAGACGCCGGAGACGATCTGCTGAGCGCCCTTCCATGCCTGGGAGAAGTCGCCCTTGAGGAGCCCTGCGATGACGTTCACAACGCCCGCGATGATCGTCGCGAGCGACTTGATGATCGGGACGATGGCACCGATGACGGCCGTGATGACCGGCATGATGGCCTTGAAGATCGGCAGGAGCGCGCCAGCGATGGTCGAGACGATGCTGAGGATCGGCGGGATGAGCGCCTGGATGATCGGCATGAGCGCCTGGAACAGGCTGAGCAGCGGCGGCATCAGCGTCGAGATCAGCGTCGAGATGACCGGCGCCAGTTGCGACACCAGCATCGTAACGAACGGCAGCACCGCGGCGACGACCTGCATGACGACCGGGATGATCGTCTGGAGGACCGATACGAACAGCGGGAAGACGGTGGTCGCGATGGCCGTGAAGACCTGGAGGAACGCACCGCCGACGACACTGACGATCTGGTTGAGCGCGGTGGCGAGCGGCGGGATGACCGACGTCGCCAGGCTCACGAACATCGTGAGGAGCGGCTGGATGGCTGGGATCAGTTGACGGAACACCGGGAGCAGTGCCCCCGTGAGCGTCGTACCCACCGAGGCGATGATGCGCTGGAAGGTCGCCCCCGCGGGAGCGATGGCTTCGAGCACCTGCGCGACGATCTGGAACGCCGACGCGAGCGCGCCTCCGAGTAGGGAGACCAGCGGCGTGACGATGGGAAGCATGCTGGAGAGCAGCGTCGAGAACGGCGTGAAGAACGGCAGGACGCCGGAGATCGACGTGCCGATAGAGCCGAACGCCGCGGCGAAGGTCGGGCCGAGCGGGGCGAGTGCACCGCCGATGGCCTTGCCGAGGGTGACGAAGGGCTGGACGAACGCCTGCACGGTCGAGGACTCGAAGACGGTCTTGAAGAACCCGCCGATGGCCTGGACGGACTTGCCGACGCCGATGATGGCAGCCGACGCAGCCGTGGTCGCGCCGGGGAGCGCACCCTGGAGGAAGGCCGCGGTCGGCATGAGGGCCGTGGTGAGGGCCTGGTTGACCTCGTCCTTGAAGGTCGAGAACACACCGCCGAGTGTGGCAGCCTGCTTGGTCATGGCCCCGCCGTAGTCCTGGTTCATGACTGCGAGCAGTTTCGGCAGGACGTCGGCAGAGGCCAGTTTGCCAGTTTCGATCAGTTTCTGCATCTCGCCGACGGGCATGCCGAGGGCCTTGGAGAGCAGTTGGAAGATCGGGATACCGGTGTTGCTGATCTGGTAGAGGTCCTGCGTCGAGACCTTGCCGCGGGCCATGATCTGGCTGTACGCGAGGAGGACCGAGTTGAACTCGTTCGTGCTGCCACCGAGTGCACCGACGGCGTCGCCGAGGGTGGTCAGAGTCGGGATGACGTCCTTGGCTGCGACGCCGACACCGAGCAGTTTCTGGGCGCCGACGACAGAGCCTTCGACGTCGAAGGGGGTCTTGGCCGCGAAGTTGTAGAGGTCCGCGATCATGTCCTTGGCCTTGCCAGCGGAGCCGAGCAGGGTCTCGAACGAGATCGAGTAGGCCTGGAGGTTTGCGTTCCCCTGGAGGCCGGTCTTGATGGCGTTCGAGAACCCGCTGGCGATGCCGGAGATGGCCGAGTAGATACCGGCAGCCGAGGCGATCTTGGTGACCGCGCCGATGAAGCCGCCGGAGAACAGGCCGCCGGAGGACTTACCGGCTTCCCGTCCTGCGTTGTTGGCGGCAGGCGTGATCTGCTTGTTGACCTGCCCCGCGAACCCCTGGAGGGACGGGATCAGTTGGATGGTTGCGTAACCGACGACGGCCAAAGTTGGGCTCCTAGGTAGTGGGCTCCTGCTCCGCTAGTTCGCGGTCGCGTTCGGCCATGCGGCGTTGGTGGTCAAGGAGGGCGGCTGTGCGCTTCGCAGCGCGCTCGGCAGCGTTGACAGCGCCGGGCTCGGGACGGCCGGGGTGCTTCTCGCCGGTCATGCCCTGGAAGACGTCCGTGAGGAGGAACGACTGGGTCGTCCACTCGCGCGGGAGGCCGGTGACGGCCGCCCATGTCGCGCTGCCCTCAGGGAGGTTGGCGACGAGCACGGAGAGGCGACGGAGGGAAAGCCCGCCCCGCCAGAACTCCGCGAGATCGAGTTGGTAGTAGCGCTGGAGGTCAGACTCGACAGCGCCCTCGTGCTCGCGGAGCAGGCGGACGAGCAGCGTCAGTTTCCCGCGCTGACGGCCTCCTGGAGGGCCTGGAAGAACTCGCCGACCTTGGGGAGGCTGGGCTTGGTGTCGCGGAAGCGCTTGTAGCCGTCGCCGTCCAGGACCTCGCGGAGCACGGAGACGACCTTGCCGTCCTCCATGTTCTCAGCGACTTCGATGCTCCACTCGGTGGTGGGCTTGACCTGATAGGTCTTGCGCTCGAAGGTGAACTCGACGAGGTCGTTGGTCGCCTCGGCCTTGCTTGCAGAAGTGGTAGCCACTGGGTTTCTCCTTAGCGTGGGTGGGGAGTGCGTGGGATAGGGAGGAGGTCGGGCAGCGTCCCACGCGAACACTGCCCGACCGGCTTGTTACTCGGCCTCGGGGTCCGTCTCGATGGTCGT